ATTGAATTCCGTAACGACGAATACCTTTGTTTGAAGAAAAAACTCTTGACATATCAATAAGAAAATATATTTTCCGACGAAAGGCAAGATGAAACTGAAAAACAAGAACCTCGCTCCAGTCGGTGGCTTTTACTGGCGTTATGAGATCAAGCGCGATAAACTCACATTCCCCGCGATTGTTTACGGAAGCACATGGAGTAGTTTGATGCAGAACATTCAGAAAGACTATCGCTCCAACGGAGTTGAACTTCCAAGTAACATTGAGCAGTTGGTCGAAGATCAAATCTGCCAACGCCAACCAAGTGATCGTTGCTGGTATAGTGATGGACTTGGAGATAGGATTGCACAGGTTATTCACACAGTAGCCAAGACTACTGACAAAGTTTTAGGAACTAAACTTGAGCATAAAGCTCGCGGATGTTCTTCTTGCAATAAACGCAGGAATGCTCTTAACTCGTTATCGTAAACGATAAAAATTATGCTATCCATCGGAAACGACAACTTCTCACTTGCTGTCTTAGATCAAGACGGCAAACCACCAGAAACACGAATCTCCAACGCAAGTCACGCTTGGAACATAGCAAACCATTTAAGGTTAGCTAATATCGGGCGTGAAAACAAAAGGATTCGTATTTTTAAAGCGTATAAATCTTTTCCGCCTACGGGTTACAGCAAGCTCGCTGAAAAGCGACTACCTTGGCAATCTGACGTAAACTACGGACAGCTTGCATTCATTGTTGATAACCAGAAGTCCAGTTACTACGATGTTATTACAGAACGGCAGGCTTGCTGCACGATCAAAAGTAAATTTGGCAATGAAAAAGAACGCCTCGTTAACTCAGAGAACATCGGAATCGCATTTGACCAAGCAATCCGCGAATGGCCCGGATACCTCTACAACACAGAGCAAGACCTTGAGGAAATGTTGCTGTATGGAAAAGGAATCGGAATGTGGGATAGCCCACTCGGATGGATGCCAGAACACGTTTACCTCTCCGACCTTCTCTTTCCAGACGACATTAGGATCGACTTTTGCAACCTTGAGGAGTTTGTCCGCCGTGTCCGTCTGACCCCATACGAACTCTACAAGAAGATCGAGAATCGTGCGGCGGCAGAAGCAATGGGATGGAATGTGGACGCAGCAATTGACGCTATCCGTTTCCATCGCGCATTTAGCAACAATCGCAAGACCCGTGAAGATTTCTTCCGCACAATCAGCGAATCTGGATTCAACTGGTCACTCTCCGTAAACCAAAAGATCGACCTCTACGAAGTTTACTGGAGGGAGTTCGACGGCAAGATCAGCAAGGCAATCATCCTTCAAGACTACCAACCCATCTCGGACTACATCAACTCCAACATTAAAGGAGCAGGCAAGATCAGTGAAGATGATGTCAGAAGCCAACATGGGTTTATGATGCTGAAGATTGGACTCTTCAACTCATGGGATGAGATTCTGTATATGCTGACAGACTCGGTTGGCAGTGGACTATTCCAAGACATCAAAAGCCAAGCGGAATCGGCATTCGTCGCCTGCCGCCAGTATGACTTCACAATGAACTCGTTGGTTGATGCCGTGCGCCTCAACTCCATGTTGATGATCGAAGGTCAAGGGCCAGATGCAACAAAGATGTTGAAGCAAATGGAATGGTTGCCTATTAGCGTAATGCCAGATGGCGCAAAGTTTATCCAAAACCGCTTCCAGCTTCCAGTAGCAGAAAGCATGAGCTTCATGCAGTTCTTCATGGGAGATATGTATCGCGGCATGGGTCAGTATCGCATCAATGCTCCTACCGCTGGTGGAAAACAAAGGACAAAAGGCGAAGCAGAACTGGATGCCGCCGAGTCAGCCAAACTATCTGGAACTCAGATTCGTCGATTCAACGAGTGCCAAACACTTTACTTCAAACAACTCTACAAACGTTTTGTAAATGCCAAGTCCAGCGATGATGGATACGAGTATGTTAAGAAGTTCTATGAAGTATTGGAAGAACTCGGAACTCCGAAAGAAGCCGCTGCTTGGAAGAACATCACAAGCATCCGTTCCAATCTAATCAACGGAGCAGGTAGCCCGTCATTCAAACTTATCACAGCAGAAAAGTTGCTTGGTATCACAGCAATCACTCCAGCCAACGAAGGGCAAGAGAACGCAGTTAAAGATGCAATCGCGGCACTTTCTGGCAGGGACAATGTAGCTCGCTATCGGAATACCAAGCCAACTAAGATTACTGATACCGCTCGCGTAATCGGGTTTGAAAATGCTGGAATGACGGATGCGTTCGTTAACCCGCAAAACTTCCCTGTATTGCCAACTGATCCACATATCGAACACGCTGTTGGTCACTTGCAGGACATGATGATGCAGTTGCAGATGAACCTGCAATCTGTTCAGCAAGGTCAACCAGAGCTTGCAGAACTTTCCAAAGCAGTCCGTTCAGTCAAATTCAAAGGTGGTCACATCATGGCGCACGTTGAATATATCAGTAAGGATGAATCCAAGCAGGACTTCTTGAAGCAATTCATGCAGGGAATGAATGAAGCACAAGCAATGGCCGACGAACTTCAACAAGTTTACGTCCAAATGGCTGAAGCTGAAGCTCAGAAATCTGGTCAACCTAACTCCGAGGAAGACATCAAACTTCAATACCTCGCTGCTAAATCTGGTATCGAAATCGACACCAAGAAGAAGCTCGCCGACATCTCAATTGGCAAGGCTTCTATCAGTCACGCTCAACGCACTGAGCAGCGCAAGGAGCAAGGCATTACTCAACTCGCAACTCAAAAAGCTAAAGCCCGTTTAGAGATTCAGAAAGAGAAATCCAAGCAAGTGGCAATGCAAGGTGAAGCTCCAGAGATGGAAGAAGAAGAAACCGAAGAGGTTGAGACTCCAGAGGCAACAGAAGTAGTTGAGATGGAAGAGACTCCAATGCAGACACCAACACAAACATGACAACAGACAAAGTAAAATCCCTATGCGCGGCAATAACCTCACACGAAGACTGGAACAAACTACAGGCGTATTTACTACTTAATGTAAACCCACCAGAAGGAGTAACCACGCTTATCCATGCAATCAAAACTATTGAAGCTATTGGAACAGAGGAGCAGGGAGCATTCAAAAAAACAAAAGTTGCTGGAAAGCATAAAGAGCCAGCGGACATCACTGTTGACCCAGACCTCGACGAAATCTAATTTATGGCAGACCCAAACGACACAGCAGAAGTAATCAAGGAACTGAAGGCTAAACCTCAAGTTCCGATTAAAGGTAATACATCTGACTTCCTCAAGAAGTTCAGCAAACAACAATCCGACGAAGGCAAGCCAAGTGCTACCAATGTTGGTGATCCTAACCTTGGAATAGCAAAATACAATGAAGAAGAACCACCAGAAGAAGTGGCGGGAGTTACCGAAGCTGAAATCACATCTGACCGAACAGGAAAAAAGAAAGGGTTCGTTGAGCGACAAATCGAAGAAAACCGAAAGCTCAAAGAAGAACTTGAGAAATACAAGAAAGATGAAATCCCCAAGTTTGAAACCAAAATCCAAGAACTTGAGCGAATGGTCTCCGAGTCAACATCGACTAAAGAAGCCAACCACTACCAAGAACAACTCAACAAAGCCAACCAAGAGAAGTTGGAAGTTGAGCAACAACTATCAGAACAGATCAAAGAGCTTCGGGGTAAACTGGACTTCCACGACATCACAAGTAATCCAGATTTCAAAAAGACTTACCTCGATCCTATCAAAAGCACCTACGATACTGCGCGACAATTGCTATCGAATGATCCAACTCTTCTTTCGACATTCTCCCGTGCTGTCAATGCAAATGCCTCCATCTTCAATGCGTCCTCCGAAGAGGATCGTAGAGCGGCAGAAGCCGACCGCGACCAAGCGTTCGATGAAATCACGAACAGTCTCTCGCAGTTCAAACAGTATCAATTCGCGGAGCAAGTCAACAGCTTCATCAAAGCAACTCAAGGACATCACGCTGCTCTTGTCAACTTTGAAGAAACCAAGCAGAATATCCTTCAAACCGCTAAACAAAAAGAACAAGAAGGCAGGAACAAGTATCTGAACCAGTGGCGTGAAGGCTACAAGAATACTCAGCAGGAGATTGACCGGGCAACTGAAATCCCAGATACAATTGCTGACTACATGAAGGAGAAGGGAATCAAGTATGACATCTCCCGCGACGAGGCTATTGCTCTGGCAGCTACCCAGCAGACCAATGAGCAGGCATCAGTTGAAGACATGAACCGACTGATTCACCAAGGCCGCGCCTATCAGAAGATTCAAGCACAACTGAAAGCATACCAAGAGATGGTAAAAGAGAAAGATGAGTATATCGCACAACTAAAAGGTTCGTCGCGCATTTCGTCATCATCAAGTGCATCGGATTCCCAGAAACCAAGAATGAGCATCACGGAAGGACTGGCTGCTAAACTTGCGAAGTTCTCGCCGCAAGGTCGAACAGCATAAGCCTTACATTCTTGAGTCTGGTCATAGACGGGGGAGGTAGTTTGGTATGACTACCTCCCCCAAACTTTTTTTAAAAATATCGCTTGACATAGTAAATAGTTGGTTGCAATGTCCCGAAAAGAGAAATCCGAAATTATCGTTTACGATAAAATTAGGGATTCAGCCGCACTCTGGCTGGCGAGTTTTCGACCTCGCATGAAAAACGATTTCTGGACAGAAGAAACTCTGGGTTGAGTCCAGCAGAGGAAACCAAGCACTCGCTTGCTATTCCTCTGTGGCATAGTTGGCGGTGCAAAACTAAAACTAAACCAAAATCAAATAAATCAATGAGCGATCAACTCTACTTCAATAGTTGTGCCGAGATTGACAGTTTCTTCCGCGAGGGCCGCGAATATTTCAACGACCTCTATGTGAAGAAGCTCGTCACCAACTCTGCATATTTCACCCGTTTCGAGGAGCAAGCATGGCCCCTTAACCACACAACCGAACAGAAAGCATTCCGCTTTGGCCGTGGATTCCACGATCCTTGCGCTCCTTTCCGCACGATCACCGACACCTACTGCGAGACTGATTCTTGCGATAGCAAACCCGAAGTCATCCAACGCCCCGGCACTGAGAGCTACACTTTCGAGCTTCTCCGTAAAGAGATGACCACTGACTGGATTTGCGTTGAGAGCCTTCTCTATCGCCTCTTCCCCGCTGAAGAGATTCTCCAGTTTGAGGAGTCGAATGCCCGTATCACCAAGAACGTCCACGAAGAGTTCCTTCGTTCCAACTACATCGGTGGTTCTGGACACAAATGGATGGGTATCACCACGGACGACGGCACTTACTGCGGACTCGTTGACGATGCAGCATGGTTCGTTCCAGAGCATACGCTCAACAACGAAGCTGGTTACGACCTCTGCGCTCTTCGCGTTAAGATGGCTCCAGCCGACCTCAACAAGATCGCTTATCTCTCGCTTGATATGCTCGACGATGCTCTCGTTGACCTCCAAGACGAAGATGACGCTTTCCGCCTTGATCTCCAAGACGCGACTGGTCAGCCTTTGCTCGACATCGTTATCCCTGATCCTCAAGTTGGCCGTGCGCTTTACTTCCAAGCCAAGCGCAACAATGGTTACTGGGATGCTAACACGGACTTCGATGAACGCCTTACCCGTCTGAAGCTCGGCATCAATCGTATCATCGGCGACTACGCCTTCGGTTACGACATCAACGCCGCTCGTTTCAACGCTGACACTGCCTTCAACGCTGGTCTCGCTCCATTCAATGAAGCTGATCCTGCGACATGGGCGCGTCTCGTTCGTGTGCCTCGTTACATCAAGACTGTTCTTGAAAACGGATGCGCTTACGTTCCGAACAAAGCCTACCGCAATGCCGACTTCGGTATCTCGGTTGCTATGGTAAACAAAGCAATGTGCAAATGGACAATGCCATCCTCGACTGGATACGGCCAAGCCCAACAAATGACCCAGAACTACGCTGGTGATTGGGAATGGAAGAACCCAGATTGGGAGTGCAACCGCTGGCGCAAAACGGGCTTCTATCAAGCCCAGTTCCGTCTGGCCGCACAGGTCAAAGACCCAACCATCATGCACTCGTTCCTGCATCGCCTGCCTAAGAGCAAGAACCTCTATGGTTCCTGCTGCCCAGTTCAGAGCTACATCGTTCCTGAGAACAATCAGGACTGCTATAGCTGCGCTGGTGTGGGTGACATCGTTGTGCCTTCCTAAGTTAAATAGGGGAGGGGCTTATTCAAGCCTCTCCCCACAACCTTAAATAAAATACAAAATATGTCTAATTCACGACCACTCGCTTATGATCGCGTCAACCTGTTTGGCCCGATTGCCGTTAACCTCCTCGCTGCTGGAGACGCTGACCTCCTCGTTCTTAATGACGAAGACACCAAGTTCTTTCCAACAAGCATCGTTCTGGAAACTGCCTACGCTCGCGGAACCACTGCCACCGCCCCAATTGTAGTCGTTGACAACGGAACCACTGGCGAAGATCTTACTTCCTCGCTGACCATCACGGACGCTCTTGATAACCAAGGCCGCTACAATCCTCTCGCGCTTGTTGCCAATCCTTTCGTCATCACTGGCTCCCGCAAACTCCGCTTGCTCAAATCCACTGTTGGACTCGGCCAAGCTACTGCTACCCGCGCTCGCACCGCTGGCGTTGCTACAATTGTTACTGGTGCTGCTCATGGTTTTACCACGGGTGATGTCATTACGATTGCCAGCATGACCGACACTACGTTCAATGATGTGCAAGCTGAAGTTACAGTTGTTAACTCAACTACCTTCACCTACGCAAACGCTGGCGTAAATGTTACCTCCGGTGCTGATACCGCTGGACGTGTTGGCGCACTCTACGTGAATGCCTACGTTGTTGGTATCTACTTCTAAACCTCAACCTTGGGTGGGGAAGTAAACCCTTCCTCACCCTTACCCCTTTTCTAATTATGGCTTGCTTCACCGATCTCGACTACCGCAATAAATCCTATCCTTTCGTTCAAACAATCGCCGCCGCTGCTGGCATTGATCCAATTTCTTATGGTTGCTATGACTCGGCAACTGATGCCGCTAAACTCTACCAATTCTATGTTGGACTCGCAACCATCGGTGGTCTCACCCCAGTTACTCAAAACTGCTTTGTGCAAAAAACTGAAGACCAGCAATACTATCTCACTAACGAAGCTCTTGCTGCCGCTCTTAACCCTGTTACATAATTATCGTAAACGATAACTCCTATGGCACTCTCTCAAAACTGCTTCAAAGAAAGCACACCCGATGTGCAGAACTGGGAACTTCTGCAACAAAGCATTGCTATTGAAGAAGCAATCGCCGCGCTCCAAGGTTTCCAAATCCCCGAATACGACGAGATCGACATCACCTACTACGGAGTGACCAACAACATCGCAACGGTCATCTACTCCAACGGTGGAAGCCCCGTTGCCACGCTGACCTTGACATATGCTGTCCAGCCACCTACAGATGATGACGCTAATCTTGTGAATGTAACCATTTCCTGATATGCCATTCAAATTTAATCCCTTTACTGGCAAGCTCGACAACGCGCCGGGCGCACCTGTCTTCAACGATTCCAAGTTTCGCGTATTCGACAACGGAGACGCTAGCAAAAAAGTTGCATTGGAGCTTTCTGGTGTAAGCCCTAGCACTACTCGCGTATTGGACATCCAAGATGTGGATGGCCCCGTGGCTATTGGCTACGGCCTAGCTAACCAGTATATCCGTGGAGACGCGACGATCTCCAACTTCCCTGTGGCTGCTGGTGGAGGAAGCTCGGTCAGTTACTACTTTAACGGGTCAGTGAGCCAAGGGACGATCTTGGGCAATCCCTACTACGAGATTAACAAGATTCCAGCGGGTGCAGCGCAAACCAACTTCCCGATTAACGCAGGAAGCACGACCGCCTACTTTATCACGGACGCGAATGATCCCGCGCTTCTTCTGATCCCCCAAGGTAACTTTACCTTCCAACTTTATTGCTCCACAAGTAGCGGCAACCCGCAACTCGCGGTGGCACTCTACAAGTATGACGGAGCCGTCTTCACCCAAATCGGCGCAACAAGCCCAGCGGTGACGATCAGCAATACCACCTCAGACATCCACTTCCTCACAGTCGCAGTCCCCGCCTCTACTACATTGGCACTCACAGACCGACTCGCAGTTCGCGTGATTGGTTCCAGCCTCGGCGGTCACACGATTACTCTGAATACGGAAGGCAACACGCAGAGCCAGATCATCACGACCTTCTCGACTGGACTTGCCGCACTCAATGGTCTTTCTGACCAGATTCAGTTCTTCTCCACGGGAACCACAGGAACCGATTTTAACATAGTTAGCTCGGTGGCTACCCATAATTTTAACATTCCAGTAGCCAGCGCGGCAAACACAGGAAAACTCTCTTCCGCAGACTGGACAACCTTTAACAATAAGGTCACATCTGTAAGCGGAACCGCGCCCATTGCATCTTCCGGAGGAACCACTCCGACAATTTCAATTCCACAAGCAACCGCACTTGCCAATGGATACCTTTCATCCACGGACTGGTCTACATTTAATGGGAAGATTGGATCAGGACTCTACACTGCGACTACTGGGCTTACGATGAACACCGCACGCTTGCTCGGTCGATCCACGGCAGGAACAGGAGTTGCAGAAGAGATTTCAATTGGAACAGGATTGTCATTGTCTGCTGGCACTCTGTCTAATGCTGGCGTTTTAAGCGAAACAACTGGAATTACTGGAGCAGATAAAGTAACAAATATTGTATCTCTCACGCAAGCGGAATATAACGCTATAACGCCAAATGCATCAACTCTTTACATTATAACAGACTAATGCCTACCACTACTGGAAAAATCTACCTTGGCAGCACTCTTATCTCCAGTGGCGCATTCACTTCTGGGTGGGTTCGCCCAAGCGATTGGATTGCCATGCCAACAATTATCTCAACAGAACAAAAAGTTGCCGCTCTTTTTCTTGTTGGGGATAATGACAGCAATTTTGTTGCGTTTCGTTTTTCTGGAAACCACACAGTCGATTGGGGTGATGGCAATATTGAAAATGTTGTAAGCGGAGTTACGGCAGAGCATAACTATGTGTTTAGTAGCCTCTCCGCATCAACAGAGATCGGGCCGGTTGGTTCTAAAATGCGGCAGGCAATGATTGTGGTTACGCCTCAAGCAGGACAAAATCTAACATCTGTCTCATTTGATTTTAGGCATTCGTCACTCGGCACGACAACATACACTACTCCAATCCTTGAAATTACATTATCCGCTCCGAATTGCACAACATTGGATATTGGAGGAACGACAGGAAATTTAAGACTGCTTGATCAATGCACTATCCTTTCACATAATACGATTAGCGCATCTAATATGTTTAATGTGTGCGCCTCACTTCAGAGCATTCCCTTATTCGACACTTCTTATGTAACAAACATGACGAATATGTTTAATGGATGCGCCTCACTTCAGAGCGTTCCTTTATTCGACACTTCTTCGGCACAAAACATGACGAATATGTTTTCTGGATGCAGCACACTTCAGAGTATTCCGTTATTCAATACTTCTTCAGTAACAACCATGAACAATATGTTCAATGGTTGCAGTATACTTCAGAGCGTTCCTTTATTTAATACTTCGGCGGTAATAAATATGGGAGGTATGTTTAATGGGTGTAGATCGCTTCAAAGTATTCCTAATTTTGATTGTTCAAGTGCAACAGCATCTTCGTCATTTGCAATAAATTGCAACGGACTCAAGCGTTGTCAAGCAACAGGAATAAAAACAAATGTTTCATTTGCAAGCTGCTCTTTAAGCGCAACAAGCCTCAACGAAATTTACACTAACCTTGCCGATTTAACTGCGCTACCGACACAAACTATAACTGTCACTGGCAACTACGGTATAGCGACCGACAACCCTGCAATTGCAACAGCAAAAAATTGGACTGTTGTAGGATAATTTTTTATGGAAGACACATCTGGATTTTACAAAGAAGAAAATGGCGAGTTGATTTATGGGCCTAATTTTGTGCTGAATAAAAATTACGAACTCCGCAAGGAAACGCACGAACAGCATACATATCCCGTCGATGGATGGTATTGGTTTGATTCTGAAACTGAAGCAAAACTATCTTTAATTAACGCACAATGAACGACAACGCAACATTTACAGGAATCATTGGAACAACAACCAGTTTTACTGGGTTCATGGTTTCTATGATGCCACACATCGAAACAGGTTTGCGCCTTGGTGGATTGTTTGTTTCGTTGGTTGCGGGAATCTTAACCATCGTTTATATGTTCAACAAAATCCGCAAACAATGAACCCTAAACAAATCGCACTTGGACTTATATTGATTTCGCTGGCATTTCTTGCAATGGCATTCTTGACTGGTTGCACAACACTTGGAATTTCGTTAGATACAGATTACGGCAGGCTCACATATGAACTGCCCGAACCGAAAGGAACAAAAAAATGAAAATCGTAAATATACTATTGGAACGCTTGTCAGAAAACAGCACATGGCGCGGATTGATTCTGATCGCTACGGCAATCGGAGTTAAACTTGAGCCAGAACTTCAAGAGTCCATCATCGTCGCGGGACTCAGCCTCGTAGGACTCATCAACGTTATCCGCAAAGGAAAATGATTCCCCACTCCAGACCACAGCAGGCCAAGGAAAAGACACTCGCAATGGTAATCAAAGCGGGTATCGAAGACTTGGTTTGCTTGGTTGGGATTCGTGGATACTACTCCGAAACATTTCCTCCATCAGGCAACCAAAGAGGCATCTACGATGATGCGATTATTTTGATTTCACCCAGTGTCCATGCCACATTTAATGCGAACACTGATCCATCAATTTTCAGGAAAGGTATCGCGGTTCTTAAAACGGGTGTCCATCGCTTTCGTAAAGGCAATCATGGTATCTCTAAACCCGGAGGCGGCTATCCAGCGTTGCGACCTGCTAACGCCAAAGAGGAGTTGCCTGTTACGAGAGATGGTATTGGAGACGATATGGGTATCGCTATCAACATTCATAAGGGCGGTTACAAATCGACCTCATCAGCAGGATGCCAAACAATCTACCCCGCTCAATGGGATGGGTTTATCAACCTCGTCTATTCAGAAATGAACCGATACAATCAGAAGACGATTCCATATCTTTTAGTGGAAAACGCTTGAATTAGATACTCAATTATCGTAAACGATAATCAATATGGGAAATTGCAACGAAACCATTATAGTAGCATCCTACGCTAGATCAGCAAAAGAAAGTGCTATCAGTGCGGCTCACTCTGCTTGTCTCGCACAGCAATCTATTGGAGCGAGCGGAGCCACAGGGGCTACGGGAGTCGGAGCAACAGGAGCCACGGGACTCACGGGTTCTACAGGCCCGTCTGGAGGGCCGACAGGGGCAACGGGAGCTACGGGCGAAGGGGCAACTGGAGCCACAGGATTGTCTGGTATTAATGGAACTACTGGAGCTACAGGATTGCGCGGAGCCACTGGTAGCACGGGCATCCAAGGTCAACAAGGGGCGACTGGGCAACAAGGTTCTACTGGGGTTGGCGCATCTGGAGCCACAGGCGCTACGGGTCAGCAAGGCCCGATTGGGGCACAAGGCGCAACTGGAATGGTTGGCCCTCGCGGAGCTACAGGATTGACTGGGCCTATTGGAGCAAGCGGGTCTGGAGCTACAGGATCAACTGGAATCGAAGGGCCAACTGGAGCTACTGGATTAACTGGATCGACTGGCGCGGGAACTACTGGAGCTACTGGTGTAGATGGGACAACTGGAGCTACGGGAGCCACAGGGCCAGAAGGAAGCACTGGGGCTACTGGAATCGGAGCCACTGGCGCAACGGGAGTTCAAGGAGCCACAGGACTTACTGGGCAATCAACTACTTTTTACAATTACAAAGCTGACACAACTATAACGAGCGGAGTTCCGGCAATCAATACATTGTATTGGGATAATGCTACGCAAACTTCATCAACAATTGTAACGCTTTCACATATTGATGCGCTTGGCAATGACATTGATGTCTTCTTCCCTCTGTTCAAAACAAACGATACATTCATTGTTCAAGACCAAAGCAATTCAACCAATTTCCAAACTTGGAGAATTACCGCTACTCCAACTGTTGTTCTTAATAGTTATATCTCAATTCCAGTAACACTTGTTACTTCTGGAGGAACATCGCAATTCATAAACAATCAGCAATTGATATTTGCTATCGTTACATCTGGCCTGACAGGAGCAACTGGATTGCAAGGCAGCACGGGAGCAACAGGCATTGGGGCGTCTGGCGCGACTGGCAGCACAGGAGTCCAAGGTTCTACAGGTGCTACTGGAGTTGGTTCTACGGGAGCAACAGGTGCGACTGGAGTGCAGGGAGTTCAAGGCATTCAAGGATCAACTGGTAGCACTGGTGCTACTGGTGTCGGAGCGTCTGGCGCGACTGGTGCAACCGGAGTTGGTGTGCAAGGGGCGACAGGAGCTACTGGCCCCGCTGGTTCTGGGGGTGGAGCAACCGGAGCAGGGACTGATGCTATATTTTTTCTGAATGGGCAGACTGTGAATACATCTTACACAATACCAGTAGGGCAGAATGCTGGTAGCTTTGGCCCAATCACAATTGCGTCTGGTGCTGTAGTAACAGTTCCATCTGGTGGAATATGGACTGTGGTGTAATTTATCAAAAAAATGCTTGCAATGAAAACAATCAACCTTATCGTAAACGATAATCAACTATGAGTTGCGGAAATTCCAGAAGTTCTAAATGCAATCCATGTGGCCCAAGTGAGGCGGCATTGAACTCGATTGCAGATCGCGCAGCCTATTACGCTCGTATAGCTATAGTTGCTTCAGAGCAAGGCGGTGGAATCCGCTGGGGATACATTGGCGACGGAACTGAAACTACTTTTAACATTGATGGAGCTAAAGTAACCAATAGCGCATCATTCCTTGTTTCTATTGATGGCATCGTCCAAGACCCATTGGACTACACGATCAACGAAGGATTCCCATATACCATCACAATGAATGTGCCAGTGCCATCTGGCGATGAAATTGTTATTGTTTCATTGAATGGAAAGACAGGAGCTACTGGGCCAGAGGGTGGCCCAATTGGTGCAACAGGTTCTACTGGCCCAATCGGGCCTGCTGGTGGCCCTACAGGAGCCACGGGAGCCACTGGCCCGATAGGCCCAAGCGGCGGTGGAGGAGCAACTGGAGCAGGCACAGATGCTATTTTCTGGGAAAACGATCAGAATGTCACCACGAACTATACAATTTCTACAAACAAAAACGCAATGACCGCAGGGCCGATTACAGTCAACGCAGGAGTAGTAGTAACAGTGCCAAGCGGATCAACATGGACAGTAGTATAAAGGATTAAAATTATGCCAGTAACAATTAACGGAACAACAGGAATCGTAAGTCCAAACTACACTGGGAATGGATCAGTGCCAACTGGAAGTGTGTATCACTTTGCATCTTCAACTGCACCAACTGGGTTTTTGATTTGCAATGGTGATGCAGTTCCTAATGGAAACGGAACTGTTCAAGGTGTAACAACTGATTTTTCTGCACTCTACACTATTCTTGGAACTACTTATGGAGTTGCTGGAACCTTGCCAGACTTGGAAGGCGTATTCATTCGTGGAACTGGTTCTCAAACAATTTCTGGAATTACCTACTCTGGAACTCTTGGCAGTAAACAAGGTGACGCAATGCAAGGTCACAGACACAATCTCCTTGATGCAAATACAAGGACTATTACAACTGCATCAGCAAATTTTATTTTAGGTGGTAGTCCAAGCGTTGCACTTTCAACTAATGGAGTTGGAAATCCCGTTACTGATACAGTAAACGGAACTCCACGCACAGGATCAGAAACCCATCCAGCTAACATTGCACTTCTTCCATGCATTAAATACTAATTATGGCAACATCACTCTCATTAGAAAACGACTCCAGCTCCGATACAGGCTATATCAAGGTCAATGGCACTACTGCCGCTACTCTGACTACGAGTGGAATTACAGGGAACTTGACTGGGAATGTGACTGGATCACTTACTCAAGGTGGCTCGCTAACTCTCGCTACCGCACAGACCGCATCTGGAACTGCTGTTGACTTTACTGGAATTCCAAGCTGGGCGAAGCGGATTACTGTGATGATGAATGGTGTTTCTACAAATGGATCAAGCCCAGTAGAAATTAGAGCAACTTTTGGAGCAATTCCTTCAACATATTTTGGTTCTGGAATAGCAATAACACCAACTGCTATATCTGGAAATTTATCAACCACAGGATTCCAAATTGCTGGGCAAAACTCTGCAAATATTAGAAGCGGATTATGTATTTTATCAAAATTGTCTGGAAATTTGTGGATAGCATCAATAAACGGAACTTTTACAGATTTGATTGGTTCGTTTAATGGTGGAGGAAGCACATTGCTAACTGGGCCATTAGATTCTGTCCGCATTACCACATCTAACGGCACAGACACATTTGACGCTGGAACAATTAACATTTCATTTGAAGGATAACATATGCCAACAACAATCGACTCCGCAGGAATTACTTTTAACGATGCAACTTCACTGACGAGTGCTGTGCTTGCCGCTAACTCTGTTGGTGCAACGCAGATTGCTAATGGTTCAGTCACAGCAGCAAAACTTGGCACAACAGAGCAGACGCAGATTGCAAAAGCATGGGTAAATTTTGATGGGACTCTTGCTACACCTATTACTCCAAGAGCATCTTACAATGTTTCCAGCGTTACGAAGAATGGAACTGGTGATTATACTGTAAATTTTGCAAGCGCATTGGCTGATGCGAATTATTCTGTTTCTGGTGTATGTGCAAGTGGAGCATTGATAACATACGCAGGCGGCGGCGCACCTTATGTTTGCGGGCCTCAAGCAACTCCAACAACATCACAATTTAGATTTGGAACTGGATGGGGAACAGTTGGGGGTAGTTCTGGGGCAAGACAAGATCAATCTTATATTTACATACAAGTATTTGGAAACTAATTTTATGCTTATCACCTATCCACAACCAAACGGACAAGTAGCAGTAGTAATCCCTACTGGAGATGTTAATAACGCAATCAAAGATGTTCCAGCAGGAGTAGAATACAAAATCGTTGAGTCAGTTGACATTGATAACGACTACTTCAACGCATACGAGTTTGACGCTGAATCTGGAGCAAAGGTAAACATTGAGAAGGCGAAAGCTATCCATCTTGATAAGTTCCGTGCTGCTCGCGCTCCCAAATTGCAAAAGCTCGACATTGACTTTATGAAGGCAGTTGAGGCTAATGACGAAGAGAAGAAAGCTGAAATCATCGCCGCTAAACAAGCACTCCGCGATGTTACTTTGACTCCGCTTCCAGATGATCTCGCTGGCATTAAAGCAACTTGGCCCGATATTCTTAATTAATATTATGACTCCATGCACTCCAGCACCTCCATGCGACTTGGAATATCCATTGTTCTGCGAACCCCGTGAGATTACGGCAATCGCTAAAAGGTTGGTTGTAGAAGATTCGTCTGCTTGTGATAAGACGCTTCAGACTCCACCATCTGGGCAGGTTCTCATCTCCAACGCTAACGGAACAATATCGTGGACTAATGGAGCAAATAGTAATGTTCTTCGGAAGACATCAACTGGAAGCGTTGAGTTTGCTGCTTCAAATACTATTCTTCAATCTGGGCCAGTTAATCTCGGCAGCCAACCACTGACTACTACTGGAGCGATTACATCTGGAAGCATCGCGCTCACATCAGCTACAACTGCATCTACTGTAGGTTCTGCTGGTGGAGCAACCGCACTTCCTGCTACGCCTTCTGGATACATCCAGATTTCAATCAACGGAACTCCATATAAACTTCCATTCTACGCGGTCTAATGCCAGCAGAAGGATCAGTCTTTGATGGATTCACAAGTATCATAGCGCAAGACGCAGATACTCATCCATCGTATTTACCAGAGTCTGTAGTATCAGAGTCTGTAAATAGGACATTCCGAGGTGGGGTTAATAGAACAAGACCAAGTATTCGGAATATCCAAATAGTAGCAGGAGCAGAGCAATCGGCGACTATCGTTAACGATATTCAGAACGGCAACTTCCAAGGGGCATATCCATACAGATCGTTAAAGTATAACTCCGCTGATGGACTACTTATCTCGGTATCGGGTGTGATTTACTTTCTAAAGATCACAAACAATCTGGCGACAGCATACAAGATCATTGAAGGGAATGATCCCGGAATGATGCACACATGGTTCGTGCAGGCTGAAGACCGGGTTTATATCCAGAACGGATACCAGAATGCAATTGTATGGGATGGAGACTTAAATGTTTCTGCCTATAGATTGAATCCATACAACCAAAAGATGCCGATTGGAACTGTAATGGAGTATGCTTTCGGGCGAGTTTTTGTTTCTGATAGGTTCAATCAAATCTACGCATCTGACATTATCTACGGAAACGGATTTACTGATACAACCAATACCGAAAACTTTACGGAGATTACCTACTGGGCAGAAGGTGGAGCTTTCGCCACTCCTGCCATGATGGGGAATATTACTGCGATGAAGGTAATGCCGCAGATCGGAACCAACCTTCGCGGTCAAGGAGAGCTTGTTATCCTAACTGGCAATGGAGCATTCTCAATGGATGTCTCTATACCAAGAGATCAATGGAATACTTCAAACATCCAGCGTATCTCACTCCTTGGGCGCGGCTGCACTAGCCCGTATGTGGGATTGGCTAACTCAGAACTTTGGTTTAGATCACATGATGGTTGGGCATTCTACTCTAATAGCCAATCTGAATTTGCCAGATACTTCTCGCTTCGCAAACTTTCTAGGGAAGTGAACAAGTGGGTATCAAATGATACCCCGTGGCTGAAGCAGTTCGCTTCTACAATGTTCTTCGACAACTACCTTATCAGCACTGTTGCGCCACAGACATTTCGTTCAGAAGGGGTAGAAGGACTGAATAGGTATCATCGCGGGATGGTAGTCCTTGACCTTGACCAATCGTCTTCACCATCACCAGACGCGCAACTTTCATTTCGTTGGAATGGAATATGGACAGGTTTTAGACCAACGCAATTGCTAACAGCATTGATTGATGGTCAAAAGCGCGGGTTTGGATTTTCGTTTGATAAAGACAACAAGAATCGACTTTACGAGTTCACCACATCCCAAGGTGACGATTACGGGCCAAATGGAACAAGGAACATAGAATCTTTCTTTACGACTGGAAGGTATGACTTCAACCGAAGCGGGGCTACAAACAAGTTCCTCCGCAAGAAGATTACGGGTGGAGAAATGTGGATGAGCGAGATCAAGGGTGAAGTAGATAGTTCAGTTGAGTTTCGTGCAGATAGTAATCCATGCTGGTCAGAACTAAAAGTTCCAACAACATTTGGATGCAATCCATGCTCGCCACAAGTAACCGAATGCATTCCCCAAAAAGGCGGCAATCGCTACAAACGCTACAAGTTTAACACTCCAGATCCAAATGAGTGTAATGACTTGGCAGGCATACCAGCGGTAGAGGGAAGTGAATTCCAGATCAAAGTCAACTTAACTGGAGCAGCTACAGTTGACCGATTAAGGTTGATGGCAAACATCAAGAACAACGATGACTCTCCGGTTGGCGACTGCCCAGAAGAAAATCAAGAGTGCGAACCATTTTTGTGTTGCCAAGAAAAATATTGGGAATATAGTATTATTAATTAAAGTCATGGACAATCAAGATAGCGCACCTTCAATTATTTTCCCGAATGTTCCAGATGATTTTTGTCCAACTGGAAACTGGGCTGATGTATTGCAAGAGTTTATTGACCAAATTCTTTCAAATGGAACTATCAATGTGCCGGGGCTTGGTGATGTAACTCCAGAAGAAATTGCTACTATCAACGAAACTCTAGCTGATCTTCAAAACCAGATTAATGCTATTGAAGATAACTTTATTGTAAGAAAGGGAACTATTACTTCAGTTCCTGTTGGGGATTCTATCCAGACAGTTTCATTTGCAGCATTTGCAACCAATGTGTTTTACGCTGGAATCACTCCATTCTGCAATGGAACAATTGGCACATCAGCTACACCTTTGTTTGCTATCGTTGACGGAAGCAAGACAACAACCGGATTTTCTATCCGAGTTGAAAATAACATTTCTCAAATTACGCAGATAGATTGGGTTGCGATCTATTCTGTATAAACCAAGCAACCACACAAAAACATATGACACCACTAAAAGGAACTGATCCGAAGCTAGTCTCTGGCGGCGCACCAACTCGCGGCATGATCCGTGAAGGCATGGGCAACATGAACCCACCTAACACTGGCAAGAACCCATACTCCAGCGCGCCTATGCCGAAATCTGGCAAGCCCGTTGGCGCAATGAAATAATTATCGGAAACGATAATCTCTATGGCTGATACCCTCGAAGAGATGGTAGAAGTTGTGAAGGGGTTTGTAGGTGATAGCGGCGTCTGTTCATATGACAGGGCCGTTAAAGCCGTAAACCAAGCACGACGACTTCTTTGGAACAAGCGAGCGTGGACTTCTCAAGAAGAGTATGTCCAGATCTGCTGCGTGAACGATTGTTTTACGCTTCCATCTCGCTATGAGCAAATCAAGCTGGCGTGGATTGGCAATGAATCAACGTCTCTAGCAGACGAATGGTTTAATGCTACTAACGCTTTTGCTCTCCATGCGGATCACTCATGCCATAGAGGAATCGTAGAGGTAGGAGGACTCCATGTCCTCTTTCGGGATTACACAACGCATCCATACCAAATCGGAGTAATGGCCGAGGAAGCTGAAGACATCGGCGTAGAGTTGATGTTTGAAGTGCAAGACCAGTATGACACCTACCAAAAGGTTAAGGTGACTACTGACAATCCTCCAACGCTGGCTAAGTCTGATCTCCTTGTGAAAGGAATTCGGGCAGTCAGCAAGCCAATTACCAAGGGTAGGATTCGTGTGTATGCCTACGATACTGCATTGGAAGCAAAGACGCTGATAGCAATCTATCAACCGAATGATGCTAATCCAACCTTCCGCCGATTCAAAGCACCAAGGACTTGCGAGTGCATCACGCTTTACGCATCGAAGAAATACTTTGATCTGACCGATCCAAAGGAATTGGTTGAGTTCATCCCAGATGCGATGATCTATGCGGTTCTTGCATTGAACTCGCGTGAGAATCGTAAGGCGCAAGAGTTCTTGAGTAACCTGTCATTGGCCGTGCAGGAGCAAGAAAAGGAAATGGAAGGCTTAGAAATCCCTACAGCCGCACCGATCCGATTCGCAAACTATAGTCGGGCAGACAACCTAATCGGTGCTGATATATTGTCACCAACACCAAACGATTACTTCCTCTATCGATGAATTTAACAATTCCAGACAAGATTGAAGCAAAGAGCGTAATTGGATATGGTGATCCAAACTACGAGCTAAACTTGATGGACTTGGAGATTCTGAAACTACCTCCAAGAGAATGTCCGCTGGTGCATAGGTTTACTCCGGGTATGTATATTCGGGAAATCTATATGCCGAAGGATACGATTCTGACTACTCTTCTCCATCTGACTACCCATCCCTTCTTCGTAATGAAAGGCGATGTGACTGTCTGGTATCATGGTATCCCTGCCCACCGATATAAAACAGGCTACAGTGGCATCACAGAAGCGGGAACGAGGCGTTTGTTGGCTACTCACAAAGACACAATTTGGACTACCTGCCATGTCACAGACTTAACTGATCCAGACGAAATTATTGACAGCATCACTTCTAGAGACTTTAATCCCCACATCGCCAAGGAAGACCCAAGGGTGCAGAAGTGGCGTCATAACCGAACCGACTTAATCAAATGAGATTTCTTTTACCAGACCCATTAGGCAACGATAAACATTCTCAGATGTTTCACTCCAGCGGATTTGCTATTGCGGCTGGTGTGGTAGCTGTAGGTGCGGCGGCAGGATCAGCGGCCATCTCCATGTCGGCAGCAAATAGGGCAAAGAAAGCTCAAGGTAAAGCAGCGGCAGCATATAAGAAAGGACAACGCAAAGTCCAACAACAAATCAACGAAGTCAAAGCTCCAGAATATAACCTTGGAGCAATGATTGGTGATGCCGCACAGATTTCAGAATACAATAGACAGCAGGCTGAAGCGTTCCAGCCCGGAGCGGCGGCACTAAGAGCAAGGTCAGTTGGTCAAATCAACAAAGCAATGGATGTTACTGACGAATACTTGAGGGGAGAAATCCCACAAGATGTCAGAGAACAAACCATGCGAAACATCGCTGAGTTTGGTGGTGCAGGATTCAATCCAGCAACAGCAGGCCGAGCAGGGGGATTCCAAGCAGCACAAGCATTAGTCCCAAGACAATTTGGATTAACTTCCCTTGATCTTCAAAGAACTGGGATGGCGGCAATTCCTGCAATCCAAGGCACAGCACAAAACTGGCAAACTTTGGCGCGAGCATTTACAGCAGACCCATTGGATGTAGGTAGGGTTCAACTTGGGTTCCAAACAGCAGCAGCAGAAGTTGGATTGCAAAAAGCAAGAATGACTGCTGGAGTTTACCAAAATATCTACGGAGCAAATAAAGAAAACATCGCTGCAAGCTACGCTGCCCAGCAAGCAGTCGGCCAAGGTGTATCTGACATTGGTAAGGCTACCTCTGGCGCGTTGATGGGTATGAGTAATATTAGTGCTGCACAACAAGGACTTTCATTTGGTGCTGGAGGTATGGGTGGAGGCATGGGGGGATTTGGTGGATCGGGAACCGGATTAGGGGCAACGCCACTTTACAATACACCATACACATTTACAACAAGAGCAGATCAATATGGTCAAGTTGCACCAAGCCGACTTTATCAAGGAGGGAATGTAGCTACTGGATCAATGGAGGAGCGACCAGTTCCAGTTCCACAATCTCAATTTAAATCACCTTACTAAATACCATGTCTATCGCAGAACTCATAATGCAGGGAACCAATCGCGCATCGGAATCTACCGCATGGGTTGGAGATTCTTTGGCTAAACTTGGTCAACAAGTAGGTGCATCATTGGCTCAACGCGAGCAGCAGAAGCAAGCGCAAGAGATGCTACCATTCTTGCAGCAGAGTATGCAGGAGTCGATGAAACTTGCTGGTCAAGGTAAAACTGGTGATGCGTATGCTAAGTTGATGCCGTTTCTTGCTGACCCATCGGTGATAAACAATCCAAATTTGAGGCAAGTTATACCTGCATTTGAAAGCGGGATAAAGATGGCGGGAGATCAGTTCTATAAGAAAGAAGAACTTCGCATTCGTGAAGGAATGTATAACGCGAGGTATGGTGGCGGCGGAGGAGGGGGTGGAGATGGATTTGACCCACAAACTATTTTAGACACCATGAATCAAGATGGTGGCGATATTCTTGAAGTTGATGAGACAGTAAATCCAGAAGGTATCAACCCTGTAGTTGCAGCCGCACTTCCAGCAACATTGATTAACCCGCAAAATGTCCAGAGTCAGCGAGGCATGGGAATGACACCAAGATCAATGGCCACTCAAGCATCGGCAGCAGGATTGCCAGCAGTCACGCCAACTGCAATACCACAAACGAAGGATGCAGTAGATGCGGAGGCAGCGAATAATTTACCAAAAAATAAACCTCCAGCACCACTCGCAGGGGGTGTTGGAGCAGTTAAAGGTGTTACTCCAGAAAATGCACTTTTCCCTGAACTTCAACTAACAGAACCACCCAAAGATGTTCTTCAGAGGTTCATTAAATTTGAAGACAAATTTGCTGCACTTCCATTTGAAAAACAAAAGGCAGAGATGGATAACAACTCCATTATTTTCCCAAACAAAGAAATGCTGGCAAGTTATAAACCAGCAAAAGGTAGGGGAATAATTGAACTTTCTCCAGCGGCAGCAGTTGGAGTTCCCGGACTTGCTGGAGGAGTTGAGGTTCCAGAATCTTACATGAAATATATTGTTGGTAGTATAAATGTTAATCCTTCAACTAAGGTTAAAAGTTATAGTATCAAGCCAGAAATTGAAGGAGATGCAAAAGCTAAAGCTGCACTCAATTGGTTTAACCAATGGCAAGATACTTCGATTCAAGTAAATTCCAATCCACAACTCCGCGATCTTCTTAGTAAAGCAGGAAATGATGCCTTGGCTATTGATGTTAATCCATTGGGCAAAACCGCAACAACACCAGAGGGCGATACTATAGAAGGAGATATTACTGAACTTTCAGTTAAAGGAAAACCGGAAACCAAAATCCAAGTTCCTAAAGTGGTAGCGGATCAAATCGCTATACTACAAACACAAACTGCTGCCGCAAATACTCACAATGCTAAGTTTATTCGGTTGAAGACTGAAGCACCACAAGCTCCAGCACAACCAACAAAAAGAAAAGTAGAAGTTCTCACGGATAAAGGTGGAAGATATTACTTGAACGCTAAAGGCCAAAAGGTTTATATTAAATAATCATGGCTACAGAGTTCATTGAAATCTCCGAAGAAGAATATCAAGGAGGGCCAAGTGATTTTATTGAAATCACAGAAGAAGAGTTTAATACACCTCAAGAACCAGTAGGCACTTCTATTGGTCAAGAAATCTCTCAGCTTCCAGCGGCACTGAAGCAATCATTTGGTCAACCGCTTGAAGCTATGGGAGAGACAGCACAGGTTGCTGGATTCCCCGCAGTAGGTGCAGCATTGAAGGGTGCGATTCAAGAGCCAGAAGGTTATGTATCCGCTGGTCAAAGGTTCATGGAGCCACAAGAAGGTGAGTTTCAAGTTGCAGGGTTTGCGCCTCAGTATGCTCCAAGAGCGGTTGCTGAACAGACTGGTCAGATTCTTTATAGCATTGGATCACGAATTGTTGGAAAATTTATTGGTAGAGGAGTTGGAGGTTTGCTTGGCCCAACAGGAGGCACAATAGGTGGCGCGGCTGGAGAATTCGTAGGCCCAGCAGCAATTGCGGCAGCGCAGATTGTAGGGCCAGTTGCATTGGAACGAGCCAAGAATAATGGTTACACAGAACCAACTGACGAGGATATGGCTTATGCTATATCAACTGCCGCTGTATCTGGTGCATTAGATTCTTTTGCTACAAGATTCCTTCCGGGCGGCAAAGAAGCTGTTGGCCCATTCTTTAAACGCCTTGGGGCTTCATTCCTTGGGCAAAGTGTTCCAGAGGGCTTGCAATCTTTTGCTGAACAAATTGGTGGCACTATAGAAACCAAGAAAGGAATACAGGTTAGTCCTAAACAAGCAGTTGGTGAAGCATTGATTAGTGGCGCGGCAGGCGCAGTAGCTACTACTATTGCTGCACCATTTACACCAGAGCAAATCGCAGAAGCTAAGATTACTGAGAGTGCAAATAAAGAAGCTGAGAATCTTGTTATCGGTAACGATAATCCACAGGGTAAAGCGGTGCTGGCTAACAAGCAGAAGTTAGAACAAGAAATCACGGATATTAAGCAAGTGCTGTCAGTCATCGAATCAACTGATCCAGTAGCACAGAAGCTCAAGTTAGAACTGAAAGAGAAAGAAGCCATCCTCGCGGCAGCACAAGGCCAAGTAGATAGTATCGTTGAATCTACCAACCCAATAGCAGAGGCAAAGAAGCAACAGATCGAATTGGGCAAGCAAATTGCAGAGAAACCTGTTGAAGAAAAACCAAAAAGTGCAATTGAGCAAATCAATCAAGAAAGAATCAATCTTGATGAACGCGCAAAAGTATTTGGTGCAATTAACGCGAGGCAATTTAATACACAAAATGTATTGAATGAAAATTTGACAGAAGAAAGAAAAACACTCCTCAGTGACTATTCAAATTTACAAGCAAAGATTCAAAATCTTTCATGGAGAGACGCATCACAATTATCTCCAGAAGATTTTTCAGTATGGCAAAAGCCTAAATTTACCGACAAGGCAACCAATGATGATGAATTAACTGATCTTGGAAAATTGCTTTCTTCTTTAAATGCTCGCGGTGATACCAATAAAGCTGATGTTGTAAGAAAAAACATTGAACAAAGTAAACGCAAAACTGATTGGACTATAGATTTATGGCAAGAAAGATTTGATGAATCCAAAACCCAAGAAGAAATTGATACTACCAATTCTGATAACAATGATTGGAATGATAGTGTTGATACAATTTTAGACTTAGTTAAACAGAAAACAGTAATCACGCCCCCAACAGAAGTTGCTCCAGAAGTAATCCCGCCAGTCACAGAAGTTACTCCAACTACAGAGATAGCCACCACAACAGAAGTAGCTCCAGAGGTTGTAACTCCTACGGAAACAAAAGCCACAGAGATTATTCCAACTGGTAAGGAATCCTTAACAGTTGCTCCTATTGAAGAAGCTGTAACAACAGAAGCTCCAGCAGGAGTAACTAAAGAAAATTTTACTCAACAAAAAGAAGCAATAAAAGTTCTTAATGAACTAACAACAATTGATCGTGCAGCACTATCTGGAAGACTTTTATCTCAAGGACTAATTACAAGGGCTGAAGCACTTTACCATCTACAACAGGCATCAAATGAAGGAATCACAAGTCAACAAATCTCAACCGCCAGAGTGGATGCAGAACAAAAATGGGATGACAGAACAAGAGATGGAATCCTTGCTGGACGAGCTTCTGTTAAACCAACCGCATCCGCAGACATTGCAATCCAAGCAGAAAACGCAAGGCGTGGTAAACGAATAGTATCCAGATTAGATGCTTTGAACCCTAAAACAGTTATAGGGATGACGGCAAGGCGAGCATTGAAATACGCTTCAGAACTAAATATTATTACTCCGGATGATGTAAAAGATAAAGAAGCCATATGGAGAACTGGCACAGTTGTAAAACCAAACTACGCATTGATGCAGGATGCAGCAGCTATTATTGCAGAACAAGATATACCTATATTAGATAGAGAAAAAATAGTTAGTTTATCATCTCGCGGAAGAAGAGGAAGAGCAATTAGATTTTGGACTGGCGATATAGGACTTCCATCAACAAAAGGAACAAGAGTTCAAACATTAGTTCACGAAGTAGCGCACACGCTAACAGTAGATAAAACGCATGAGGTTGCTCCAAGAAATGCAGGCAGTGGCAAAAATTATATAGGTCTTTTAAAGCTAAAAATTGATGATAAAAAAATAGAAGAACCAATAAGAAGATTAATGGGCTTGTATATTTCAACGCTTGAGCAGCTTGGAATAATGGATCAGTATGGAAAAGTTGGTGGACTTGCTGGAACAAGTAATCCCGACGCATCAGTTAATGCCGCCAGAAAATTGCAGGCAGAAGGTAAACTTAGAAAAGATTTAGATGGCAATCAACTATATGCTTTAGCAAATATAGAAGAGTTTATTGCACAAACATTTTCAGCACCTCAATTTAGAGATTTGCTTAAAACATTAAAAAACCCTAATACAAAGAAAAGTATTTGGCGTGAATTCGTTCAAGCAATCAAGGATTTATTTGGGCTAACATCTGATTCAATGGCGGCAGCAGTAATAGAAGCTACATTTGATATAGCGAAACCAACTACAGTAGAAGAAGCATTGATCGCTAATAAAGAGTTAACTGTTGGAAACGCAATTGCTGCTGGAATAAAACCAGAAGACGCTGAATTTGTAGCGGATGAAATAATAACTGAAACAATTGATGCAACTTACGCAGCAATAGATTTAAACAAGGCTATTGATTTGGCTAATGGCGAGATATTTCAACGAGTTGTTTCAAAATATTTACCAAAACAGAAAGAAGTAACTCCCGCTACTCCAACCCCCGCAGTATCGGAAACGATAACGGAACCCGTCGAAGCAAAAGCAGAAACAACTACAGAAGGTGAAGCTGCACCCATAGAACCAGAAGCGAAAACTGTTACAGAAGGATTGGTTCAAGGGATTGATATTGGCAAAGAAAACAATATGCCAATCAACAATAAGATTGAGAGTCACATTAAGAACTTTGCTTTTGTCCGTGGTATCTTTGAATCTGCGAGCGATAGATTGCGTAGGGCGAAGTTCACTAAGTTGGCTACAGCTATTGATGATTACTACGATCAAGCTCAACGCCGACTTGGTTTTGCCAACAAGATTCTCCTGCCAGCATTTGAAGAGTATTCCAAGCAATCCAAAGCGACCAAGGCAAAGATTGATGAAGAGGTTAAAATGTTCTTTGCCGCACAAGAAAACAAGCGAGATACTGATGAGTTCTTTGATGAGTTGAATCCAATCACACAGAATATTGTTACTGCTTGGCAGAAGTTTGGTGAAGAATCTGGAAAAGAAAACCAAAGGATCGGGATTAAAGTATATGATAAAGGGCTACAAAGGTGGCGACCAATTGGAAGGATAGAAAAGTTTTGGCCCCGCGTTCTCAAGCCTGAGTATAAGCGAGCATTGATGGAACCAGATAAGTATCAGAAAGAATACAACGAAATCGTAGAAGCATTGATGAAGTCTGGCAGGATAGAAACCCCAGAAGAAGCTGAAGTATTTATCTCTGAATATGAAGGAACGGGAAGTCAAAATGATTACTTCTCTGGAATTGAAGTTGCCCGTGGTCAAGCATTCCCAGAAGAACTTTACGATTACTCAACACAAGTGATGACAGATTACGTTGCTCGCTGGGCGCAGCATAGTAGCCGAATCGAACAATTCGGTCAGAAACTTGGAGAGAATTCAATGACTCTGTGGGATAAGTCAAGAGCATCAACGAGAGATCGTAGAACGATTGACTACATTACGGCAGCACAAGAACGAGTTGAAGGATACTATCCGAATGATCCGATTGTAAAAGGCATGGCAACACTGAACATCTGGGCATCTGGATTGCAGCTTGGAAACCCTGCTTCAGCCATGCTGAACTTTTTTGGTGGAACAGGATTGAATGCTATGGTTGGACAACCCGGAGCATTCTCAAGTTATCTTTCATCTTTTGTGGAACTCCGCAAACTTGGTAAGGAACTCAAAGATGCAAGGGAAAAGGGTATCGTATCCCGTGATTTGATGAACATTATTGGCGACCATCAAGCTGTTCTTGAATACAATCGCATTGCTCAAGCAGGGCAAAAAACTACTGACTTCTTGCTGAAGTGGTCTGGATTTACACCAGTAGAACAAATGGTGAGAACTCAGAGCATGATTATCGGAAAATCGTTTCTGAGAAAAACACTTTCCAGTCTATCCAAGAATCCCAATAGTTCATTTTCTAAACGATCATTGGCATGGTTGAACCGAAACAACATCGACGCTGATAAGTTGATTGTTGAACAAGGCACGGGGCCAGAGACGGACAAGCTACTCCGCTATTTCGCTAACATCTCACAAGGAAGCTACACGATTGCTCAAACGCCAATCTTCACAGATACACCTATCGGAAGATTCCTTTTCAAATATCAAAAGTTCTCAACGCAAGTCATGCGCCAAAGCTGGAAGAATACATTTGAGCCAGCGTGGAAAGCAGTCACTAACAAGAATGAGACGCTTCAGCTTCCAGAACCAACACGGCAATTACTTTATCGTTTACGATTGGCGGAAGCTAAGGAGCTTGGTGACAATCGCAAGATCACATTGGACGAGATACCCAAGAAGGTAACAAAAGCAGAAGGTAAGGCACTCACTATTATTCCTGTGATGATGTGGCTTGGTGCTGCCTATGTTGGAGGTGAAGTTATCCTTCGTATGCGTGATATGCTCTTCGGAGTTCTGATGAAGGGGCCAAGTTACGAGGACATCATTAAGGCGTTTGAAGATGACGAGGATGACGATGAACTTTATCTGTCTCTTGAACGGGCATGGTATAATCTGATTGGCATGGGTGCGCTTGGTCTTATTGGAAACTACGCTCAGTTCTTCATGGATTGGCAGGATCGTGAGCGAGTAAAAAACCCTCTTGATCCACCCGCTCTTAGCATCTTCAAAGAAACTGCAACATTCATTCAGAATGCAGTAGATCAAGGCAAGATTACGGCAGGCGATATTAACAACTACCTTAACCGAACACTTTCTGCATACCGAGTTTCACAACGACTCTATCAAACTGCCGCGAGTGGATTGGGATATTCAAAGGCTCCAACAGTAGCAGAAGAGATGTTCAGAAGGGAAACTGCTTCACTCAACAAGTATGCTCGCAGATGGGCGGCAAGCGCAGGGTTGGAATATCGAACCAAGCGACCAATGGATATTGCGCCAAGCAAAATGACATCAATCAATCGGGAGATTTCAAGCTACCTTCAGCGTGGAGAACCCGGAGCAGCGGTTGCGTATGCAAAAGAGTATTTGAACTCTCTTCCAAAGAGTGAACGAGCAAATGCAATTCAAAGCATGGAGTCAGGCGCAAGGTTTCGCAAACCATTCCGATTGGGTAATGGGCCAATGAATGAATCTGAAAAAACAGCATTCAGAAAATGGCTCAAAGAAAAAGTCAGCAAGGAAGATTTTGATAAATTCCAGAAGCTGGATAGTAGCTACCAGAAAACATACAATTTGTTTTTGAGTGGGCTACCAAACAAATAATCTTGACACCCGCAGAAGCTGATGTAGATTGGTTGCGCAGCATTTGGTATGTTGTATTCATGTTATTCATCAGGTTGACGCACCTCGGAGAAATCTGGGGTGCGTTTTCTGTTATCGTAACCGATAAAAATATTTTCTAAAAAGTATTAAAAAAATGTTGACACGATAATCGTAGTCTGTAGATTTGCCTTGTGAACGGCACAACCTCCGTCCATAAAAACCTAATGAAAGATACACCAACAGTAAAAAAAGAAGTAGCAGAAAAACCAGCAGTAAACTCCGAACTCCAGCGCGAAATCTATCTCCGTTTGGTATCGGCAGCAGCATCAGATGGCAAATTTGAATTGGGTAAATTGCCCAACGCACAAGCCGTAGTTAAGCAAGGCGACCACCTCAAAGGTGTGGCTGAACTCCTCGCTAATTGTTTCGAGAAATGAGCGACGATATTTATCGCACCCGCCGACCCTCTGACGAACCAGACAATGACGATCACGAATAACTTTCTTCTCCCGGCTCCCATGTATCGGGCGTTGGCACACGATGGTTATATGGCAGGTCAAAGGAAAGCTGACATCTCAGTGACTACTTTGATCGGCCCACCCAAGATCAACCAACTCAAGAAACGCTACTCTGACCAGATCGTAGAAGACGCATCCGATAGGGTGTGGGCATTACTTGGTCAGTCAGTTCACAAAGTTCTTGAGCTGGCTGGCGGCGAGGATGAGATGACTGAGAAGCGTCTATACAAAGAAATCAATGGATGGACGCTGACCGGACAGACTGACCTCTACGAAGTGGATAAAGGAATAGTTTCTGACTTCAAAGTAACCTCAGTCTTCTCATTTCTTCTCGGACAAAAATCTGAGTGGGTAGCCCAACTCAACTGCAACGCCATGTTATGGAGAGAGTATGGGTATTCCCCAAAGAAACTCCAGATCGTCGCCATTCTTCGGGACTGGCAGGCGAGCAAGGCTGAGTTTGACAAAGAGTATCCCCAGTGTGCAGTTCACATCGTTGACATACCATTGTGGGATGATGGCGAAGTTATCCGTTACGCTACGGAGAGGGTTAAACTTCACCAAGCGGCGGCAGCAATGCCAGACGATACCATCCCTGCCTGTGATCCGAAGGAACGCTGGGCTAAGTCAGATACATTTGCCATAAAAAAAGATGGCAACAAACGAGCAGCTAAAGTGTGCGATACATTGGAGGAAGCACAACAACTCCTTCCTACCTATGGCGCGAAACACTCAATCGAAACAAGAGCAGGTGGGAACATCCGCTGCGAGCGTTATTGCTCAGTAGCTCCATTCTGCCACTACTACAAAACAACCTATGGAAATAAAGGAACTGCTGAGTAAAAATGTTGAGGGACTTGATGAGTCTCTTGATATGCTCAAGCACTACATCCGCGAGACACTAATCTGGCGGCATAGAGCAAACGAGTTAGCCAGCGCAATAATTGCAGACGAACCAATTCACGACATAACAATGATGGCAGCGTCCATCCACAAACAATTAGCAAACAAATCAAATGAATAGCAAGCTACTGCCATCTATCGAAAGGCTGGCGATGTTGCCAGAAGAGAATAGGCAAGAGGCATTAGACTGGATGGCAAGTCAACCTCCAGAAAGGATAGATGATACTATTGATCCAATGAGTCGATGGGAAATCCGCATTTCCCTCGGCGGGTTAGCAGACTTCTATCGTATCTACGACAAAGCAACCAAAGAAATCAAAGAACTGGAAGTAAACGAAGACAACTGGTAAATAAATTATGAGTAACCAATTAGACGGAATCGAACAGAAAGACATCATCAAACGGGTGACTGGCAAGGTCACTAAATTGTGGGAACCTAAGACATTCAACGGCCACAAGGGTGAGTTTGTCATCCAAGGTGGAGACATTGAGATCGACGGGCAAACCTACGGCCTCAAGTTCTTCAACAATACACAGGAGCAATCCATCAAGGGTAATGTAGTCACGCTCTCCTCAGTCCGTGGAAAGCATGGTCTGACTGGAGTATCCTTGGAGCATGAATCCTACGAAGGTAAGAACGGGAAGGTAGATCGTGACATCATCAAGGTCACAGCTACTGGTAAGGTTGAGTTTGACCGACCAAGTGAAGAGCCTGCCCGTGTTACATCAGCACCCAAGGTTATCGTAACCGATAATCCAGAGAAGGCATTGGATGAGATTGTTGAGCTTCACCAATACATCGATAGCCTCGTTCGCATGGCATACCTTGGCAAGATCACAGACGAAGAAACCCTTCGCTCGTATGTCTCATCGGTCTTCATCGAAGCTAACCGCAAAGGTATCCACTACTCATCGAAGGTAGAAGCACCTAAAAAGGAAGAACCCAAAGTCGAAGAACTTGATCCTGCTGACTGGGCATCGGTCATCGTCCCATCTGGATCACACAAGGGCAAGAAGCTGGCAGAGATCGGCAAGCCTGCCTTGACTAAACTCTATCAGTATTACTTGGAGAAAGGATTTAATACTCCCTTCGCTAAGTGCGTAGAGCAAGCCGCCATTGACCTCAACCTCGACTCTCCAGAAGAGACCGACGACATCCCTTGGTAATCCTGTTCTCCTCAGAACACCTAACCTAAACACAAATACAACATGAAAAAGAAAGAATTAGAATTGTTCAGCCCAACTCAAGAGGGAGTCATTGTCCCTCTGTCAAAGTATCTCAAGCAAATGGTAGAGTTTGCTAAATCGGAATGGCCGGGAGTAGCTATAACCGACTCCAAGGTAAAAGAAGTTTGGAAACTCGTAGCGGCCAACAGCTATATTGATGATGACCAACCGAATGAAATTGCTGAAATGTTTGAGAAGATGTCGAATGACTTGAACATGGCAGAGGAAATGGAAGAAGAACGCCTCGCTATGCCAGAAGCAGAGGCAGAAGAAGTCGAAGATGAACCAACCGAAGATGAGCCAGTCAACGAATCCCTCGCCCTTGTGGAGAGTGTAAAGGATGGTCTGGAACTCAGTTCATTCACTCAGAAGTTCGACATCGGATCGGGAATGACTCAGTGCGTTCCCCGTGGACAAGTAGAGATGAAAGACTGGGTGGCGGCATTTGCCTTCGGTCTGACTCTGGAGTCCGGCGCACAATGGATCATCGGTGATTCGGTGGTAGCCTTGGAAAATGCGGGGCATGAGGATGTAGTCAACCAACTCTGCTCCAACTTCAAGAAGAGTTATCCAACTGTCTCCGGTTACGCCCGTGCTTGCCGCGCCTTCCCTGCTGATAAGCGCGATCCAATGCTTCCGTTTACTGTTTACAGAGAGATCGGCAATGCTAACTTTGGGGAAGACTCTGCTAAGAAACAGAATGAACTTCTGGAAGCTGCGAAGACTGAGAAACTATCCTCTACTGAGGTTCGCAACCGAGTGCGCCATGAGCAGGGTAAAGACGATAAACCATCCGGTCATCGCTTCCTGCTCCTCAATGTCGGTAACTTCTCCAACTCCGAAGTCCTCCGATCAATGCCCGAAGAAGTGCAAGAACATCAACTCTTGATCGACCTTGGAGACAAGTCATGGTTTGATCCAGCCGAAGGTGAATGGATGAAATTCGGAAAGGAACAATAATATGAGCAAGAAAGACTACGAAGATGATCCAGAAGCCTATTGGCAGGATAAAGCAGACCGGAAAGAAAGCGACGGCAAAGAGAAACTAACCCGCTGGGAACGGGAGAACCCGAACTGGCCCTACGGATTCAAACCGAAAGATTAATTTATGCCGAAACAAAATCTACCAGAAAGCTGGAACGAAGCAAAGAGTGCAATGAGGAAAGTAATATCAACCTATCAAGCCTTTGTTTACTCAGTAAAAGAACTCTGTGACTTATTGGGTTGGGGATACGAATATCAAATTGCGAGACTACTCCCAATTAAAAGATTCGATAGGCTGAAAACAGATTACTTCCAAAAAGTATTTGAATCGCAAGAAGAAGATATGAAGGAAGCAATGTTTGACTATGATAGAAGGCGCAAGGGTTTTGCAAAAAGGCAAGAACTCATGGCTCAATTCAATCTAACTGAAGAAGAAATAGACGCAATGCTGGAAGCAATACAAACAAAATAATTATGTCAGAACAAACACCACAAAACGAAACCTCGAAATCAATACTTGAAGCCTTTTCATTTATTAAATGCGAGGACGAGAAACTAAATGAACGAGTCCATGCAATGGCAAGCCTGTTGCATACAGCAAGCATGATGGTAGTCCGATCCGAATCCCGCAAGGGTGAAGGGTTTGAAGCTATCCGCTATTTGGAAACGGCATTCCTTTACTACAAAGAAAGCCAATTCCGCAAGCGATTCGATAAGGAAGAGGAGAAAGAGGAGGCTCCACGAATTATCAGTTAAAGTATCGTAACCGATAAAAAAAGTATTTGACATTAGCTTTCGATTCGCTAGAGTGCTTGTATCCAATCAAGTTCTAGCCGACTTGGGAGACTAATTTTCAAATTGAAAAATGGGTCTGTTGTAGTCGGCTAGCTACGACAGGCCCAATTTTTTTGCCACCATTGGATCGTGTAGCCAGCGGGGATGCGTGTAGGACGCACCGAGAGTAGTCTGCTAAATACTGGTGAAGGAGTGGAGTTGGAATGGCTGCTGAGACTGTTATCCTGCCAACTTAATGCTGTCCTTCGGGACGACTTGCAATTAGTCAACGAGATTAGACTAGCCTAGGTAAAGGAAGACCGCTGGGCGTGGATTGTTAAGCGAAAGGTGACAACACCCATACTGAAACGTATGATTCATTCGATAAGTTTTCCCAAATTTCTTGGGAGACTTGTCGCTCTGGTTCTGCCCCGCCAGAAACGCAGGAGATTCATTGATCTCCGAGTAGAATATATTCTGAATAGTTTCAGAAATAGTTTAGAAAACAAAAAAAACCAGAAAGGAATTTCTTCCAATCTGGTTTTTAAGTTTAAGTGAAACTGAATTTAGATCAGCTTCTCTTCCTCTTCTTTTGGAGCGAGTGAGATAGTCGCGTCGATCTCACC